CGTGAGCACCAGTGTTACTACCACCTGATACACTGATTCCATTGACACTGGTATTGTTTGCATAAGTCAGACTGGTCAATGTACCAAGACTGGTGACATTGGGCTGTGCCGCATTACTCACCGTCTGTGCTACGTTGGCTGTAGTAGCAATCACTGCGGTCGCTGCTGCTAAATTGCTTACCAGCGTAGTGGAACTAACAACTAGTGGAGCAGTACCTGTCGCAATCGTGGAAATGAACTGTGGTGCAGAAATAGTGCTGGTAGTTACTAAATTGCCTACGTTAAGATTGGACACATTCGCAGTACCGGTTAGCGATAGTAATTTACTAGTATCATTATAGGTAAATGCTGCATCACCTGTTAAAATGCCAGTTTTATTATACTGAACAGTTTCAGAAGAACCACCCGCAGCGGCTCCTCCAGCACCTCCAACTAACGATATTACTCTGCCACCAGGCACATAAACGTTAGCTACAAGCGTGTCTGTTGCAAGTACTTTTTCTGAACCACCTTGAGTTTCTGAAATTGTAAAACTAGTTGAATTCGCTATATTGGCAATATAATAGATATCACCCGTGACAATCAGACTATTTGCAGTGTTGCCTAAAAAGATTACAGGATCATTTTGAGCAAACGCTGAACTGTCACCGACTGTAATCTCGTTAGTTCCAGAAGTTGTTGCAGTAGCACTAGTATATGGGAATGCATTATAGGTAGTAGAATTTACAGTGTATAGAGGATTCAGATTTGCCGAAGTATAAAGAGCAAATGTATTTGATGTTAGCACATCTACGTAGTAACTGTTACCGTTAAGATCGATCATTCCAGGAACGTTGGTGATCGTTATCTCTGCTCCATTAGTGAAGAAATTTTCTTCCGTGGTAGTTACTACGGCAGGATCAGCTTGAGTAACATTTTCTATGAATGCTATTATAGTAGACTTAGGTGTCCAGCTTAGATTGCCGATACCATCAGTTTCTAACACGTAACCTATAGCGCCGCCAGTAATTTTAACACTGTCAACATCGCCCAGTGTAATTAATCCTCCAGCATTTCCGCCTTTGTTTACCCAGTTTGTGCCGTCATAGGCAAGAATTTCGCCGTTGGCAACATTAGAAGAGATGTCAAGATTGCCTTGAGCGCCAGCGATTTGATTAAACGCTATCTCTGAATAGGAGGTTAAAACTTCGATGTTTTCTGATGGAGTTTCCTTTCCTATGAATAGTCGTTTATCATCGGAAGCAAACCCTAATTCAGCTTCGTCTAGTTGGGGGAGATCGACAAGATTGCCTGATCTCTGTTGCATTTTTGAAATCTGGATAATAGCCATAGTTTTAATTTACCGGTATTCAACTATTTATCTCCAGATTTAGATTGCGTCACATGAATTTTTCGTAGTATTCTTCCAGACGTTTAAACCACATATCACTGTATTTTTTAAACTCTTTACCTTCTATGATGAATTCTTGATAGACATTATCTGCACTGCACATAAAGATCACACCTTTTTTGATTTTGGTGTCATAAACTTCGTTATGAGCATTTGCATATGCAGTCAACTGAATAAAATAGTCATCGATCCACTCTCTTTTCTTGAGCTTGTTCGTCTGTTTATGATCCATAATTGCCTGTTTACCAGAATGAATGCCTACCATATCCGTAGTACCAGCATATACTTCGGGAAAATATAGTGATATCTCTGTTCCCCACACTTCATCGCAGTTTGGCAAACCCTCTGTAATAATAGTTTGTGCCATACGATGGCTCTGAATAGAAAATGGATTAGTACCTGGTGAGTTTAAATTACCAGATTTTACATAATCTTCTAAAAACTTGTGCATTCTAGTGCCACGACCAGCTGCTTCGGTGGAGATCTGAATCGCTTTTTTTGGACCTACACGCTTTCGCCATTCATGTAGAATAGCCTTTTGTTGCGCAGATTTGGTAGCATCCAGTACAGTTGTTACGCTAGGAACAGCTATGCCTTCTGGAGTAATATATTTTCTAGAACCGTTTTGTGTTTCTTTTTTGAGTTTTGCGTATGGAAACTTGGTCGGATTATACTTCATTTAAACCTCGATTATACTGTGAAACTCTCTCCACAGCCGCATTCACCCCGTGTTCTAGGGTTTCGAAATTTAAGAGCTTCTGTAAAACCACGCTTTTCAAAATCTATGGTAGTACCGGCTACTAGATCATAGCTATCGGAATCTACGAAAATTCTAACGTCATGATCATCAAAAATGTGATCATCATCCTGTTTGGTATCGGCAAAATTAACAACGTAGGAATAGCCCGAACATCCTGTGCCGACTACTGCTAGGCGAATGCCTAGTCCTTTGCCTCTTTCATGAAGTTGTTCTTTAAATTTATTTGCAGCAGCTACTGTGAGAAGTATCATAGTAAGATTATGCGATGTATAATGTTAAGTATCAAGTATTTTGAGTAAAATTACGATTTGTTCATGGCTTTTTTTGCCATGGACTTCACTACGTTAGTGTCTTTATTTTTTTGATCAGGCTGACTTATATTTACTGGCTTGGGTTCTTTGCCTTTCCACACAACACGATTACCTTGAATATTACTGATTAAGTCTTTCAAAGGCTCGACTTTCATCAATTTAATGATGTCTGCACGATCAACTGGTATATCATTTTTACCTAAATAATCAATTAGATGATCGACGCTCCAAGTATCAAGTTCGTTCTTTTTTAACTTGTTCTTTAGAGCGTCTGCCACAATCATGAACTTAGCTTTTGTGGATTCGATGTCATCAAATTCGTAAAGACGCATATTATCTACGTGCGCGACCAACGTTCGCTTGTACTGGTGGTTGCTCTTCTTCTGGTTCTTCCTGCTCTTCTGGTGCAGGCATTTCTTCTTCGCCCGCTGCGATTTCTTCTTCGCCACCGCCTGGTAGCTCCATGTCTACTTCAGCACCCATTTCTTCTTCTGGATCTTGCCCAGCGCCAGGAAATTCTTGACCGCCTTGCTGGCCAGTTAGGGCATTTAGAGCCGCCTGAAGTTCAGTCTTGGATTGCATTAAAGCCTGATTTGCATTGGCTAGTGCCTGATTTGCTGCTTGGTTGAAAGCATCACCTTCATTCACACCAATTTCATTTTGGATACTACCATACAGTGCAGGTAGTTCTTTTACCAGCATATCATTGACATCTTCGATCATCTTCTGCATGGAATCAACCATGTCTTGTGCAGCAAGAATAACCTGTGATTTTTCTACTTCGACGTTTTCTATAACGATTCTTGAAGCAGTAACATTTGACATTATATTTCTATAATGATCAGATAATGCCTGCTCCATGAAAACCATTTTTAGATAAGATTCGTTGTTTTGATCACGATAGAAAGCATTACTGTTTCTTGTTTCGGCAATCAAAGAACGTACTTTGGATAGTAGCTTTCTTGTTGCTGATCGATTAAGACGAGCAGTATTTAATTCTACGTTGAAGTTCTCTTTCAGAGCTTTTTTAGCTGTGTTGCGGTTGTCTAAATCATTAAGTTTCATGGTAATTATTCCAATTCTTGTAGGAGTATTTATCTGTTTGCTTCAAAGTTTCAGGTGGAGTTTGGGTCTCTGAAAACTTTTTATTCTGCCAGTATTTAGAGTCTTCGACCAGTAAATCGATCTCTTTCTGTAGCAGCTTCTTCTTACGCTTTTGCTCGTAAAACTTAGCCAGATGTATAGATTTGTCATCAAGATCGATAGTGCGAATGATTCTTCTACCGAGCATTTCGATTTCTATTTCTAGGCTACTCAATAGACTGTCTAATTCTTCTAGTCTCTTGATTTCCTTTAGTTTTTTACGTTGTTCAAGAGTACACCAGGTTACTGCGTATCGAAGGCTCGAAAAGACGGGTCTATCACACTCTTCAACATCGCCTGTGATCTTAACGTTGTACAGATCATTCGTTACGGTTATCAAATATCTATTAAACAAAGAGTACGACCCATCTTCCATTTTAATGATGAGTATATCTTTCAGTTTTTCGGTAACAGTACTATTCAATAATGGTTTTAACTTGTTATTATTACGCATCCTGCACGCTCTCAAAATGAATATTTTTTAGATCCGGCGTTGTAATTAAAAAATTGCTTAAGTTGGGAATTTCTGTTCCGCATATAATCATGGGCACATTGTCAACATCTTTATACAATCCGCCTAAAAGATTTGTTTCGTCTGCAAAAACACTGCTATGTTGCACATCAAATGTGAATTTCCAGCAGGTAATAATGGTGTTTTTCCCATACAAAACTCCAAAATATCGTTTGTTTTCTGTCATTTTTGTTTGAATGGGTGAAGTTACGAACTCTGGCTGAGATCTTAGGCTGATTGCCTGTAGAACCGTATCAAAATTGCATTGAGTATTACGCTTGTACGCCCACTGCTCAATATTTTCGTTGTCAGATGGCTTATTTCTATTCGAAATTCCGGTGGCTGTTATATCAAAAAGTGTATAGCAAATGAATCTATGAGACATGTGCATATTTAGAAGCAAAAAAAACCCAAGAATAAATCTTGGGTTTTTGTTATACACCTCTAATAAAAAGGTTATTAGTTCGTGAAAGTGACAGTGTCTGCTACTTAAACGTTGTTTGGTGTACCAATTACTAATAAAAAGGTTATTAGTTCGTGAAAGTTGCTGTAGCTGCACCAGTTACTGTGTTTGCAGTACCGGCTGCTGTCAATGCTGTGCGAATAGCTGCAACAACGTTTGCGTTTACACCGAGCGAGTCGTTGACTGCCCATGAACCAGTTGGGTAAACAGCGAATGCAACAGTGTCAGGACCAGCAGTCGTGAACTCATACATATAAACAGTTGCAAGCTGTTGAACAGTTTGAACCATTGTGTTAACCTGAGCGCCAGTGAATGCACCGGTTGAAGCTGCTGAGATCGTGAAGAAGTTGAGCTTTGGGCCTTGTGGTTGAACAGTGTTTGCTGAAGAAACGGCGTTCAAACCTGAGTTTGTGTAAGCGCCTGTGTCAAGATTTAGTACTGGCAGTAAGTCGCCATTAACTTTTGTAAATTGTGCCATTTTAATATTCCTCTATATGGTGAGCCGTAGCTCATAATAGTATTTATACATTTGATGCAAAAATGCTACTTGAGTGCTACTTTTTGAACATTCCCATCAGTTGATTGAACATTTCCGGTGATGTACTCTGAAGTTGCTTTATTTGATCGACAAATTGTAAGAACTGCTTTTGAGTCTCTATAGTGACTCGGGGTTTTGCTGCACTAGGGGTAGCACCAGGGGTAGCAGGAGCAGTAGCAGGAGCAGTACCAGGGGTAGCAGGAGCAGTAGCAGGAGCAGCAGCAGGGGTAGCACCAGGAGCAGCAGGGGTAGCACCAGGAGAAGCAGGCGTAGCACCAGGAGCAGTCGTAGTACGGCGTCTAGGCGCAGTGCGATTTCTCTGATTAGAAGGATATCCGTACTGTGATCGATTTGTCTTTAGTCTGTTTTTTTCTCTCATAGCATACGATTGAATTATGTAAGATAAGTCACCTAGCTGTGAAATAGATGCTGTGGCCTTGTCTAATCCCGCAGCTTGTATTGCATTAGCGAGTTTAGCTACTTGTCCTCTGTATTTCGTCCATCTAGTCCCACGCATATAACGTGGATACCACTGCTTTGTCAAAAACTCAGCAATACTCAGCTTTCTATCTTGCTCGTTCAAATACGTTTCGAAAAGAGAGTTCAGTTTTTGATACTGACGTTCGCTAATCGTGCCGGCTGACGCGCTTCCACCAGAACCCGGTGGCGGTGTAGAGGTAGAAGACGATGTTGGTGTAGCTGGAGTAACTGGATTTGCTTTTGCCATGGCCGCTTGTTGCTTGGCTTGACGCTGTTGGGCAAGTTGTTGGGCGGCAGGGGTTTGAGCAACGTTGCCTTGGCCAGTGGCCTGCGCGGGGGCCTGTGATGACGCACCAGTGGCCGTAGCTTGAGTTTGAAGATTTGGATCTACCACGCCTGCTCGTATGGCGGCGTTAAGTTCTGTAGTCAGATTGTCAGAAAAATCCTTGCTAAATGCGGCTTGAACTTCGTTTGGATTTTTTGCAGGCGGACGATCAGTTCCAGCCGCCATTTTCAGGCCGGTTTTCGCTAAATCGCCGATGGCATCAAGCCAGTTCTGTTCATTAATTTGGCGGTGCAATCTCTGCTGGGGTTTCTTCTGAGTTTTCTTCATGTTTTTTTCTTAAAGATTTTGTAAATCGTTTAGGATCTCTGCTTTTTATTGCACTTAGAAGTTTTTTTTCAAGAATTTCTGCCTTATCCTTTGAATAATTTTTGAAAATCAATTCAACAAGATTGATAGCACTAGTGATAGTATTGTTTGCTCTACTTTCAATGACATGATTAATGTCTCGGTTGCTGCCAATAGCATTTAGCTCGTCCAATAGACTTTTTGTGCGCTTCTGCATAATCGTATCCTACTCTTATTTATTCTCTTTTAGCGAATTCAGTAGAGTTTTAATTCTCGCACCTTCTGTTCCTATTGAGATTTTACTGGTTTCTTGCTCCGTCGGCGTCACTAATCCAGAATCACTCGTCATACTGTTAGGACGAAGTTTTGACAGTATCTGAGCCGAGCTTTGCATGGGAGTTTTATTAGAGTCGTCTGGATTTGAATCGGTAATTCGCATGGTTTCACTATTATACTCTAGATCTATCTTTTTTCCTACGCCCGTTGAAGTACGTGACTTCATGCACTGAATTTGATATTTGCCTCGTTCCTTCATGCTTCGATTGGTAAAGATACCAAACACGTTATCGGCGGTCTGAATTTTCGAGATACCGCCAGCAATATGACTGTGATCAAACTCAACCTCTTCAACTGCCGAACGATTCAACTGTGATGCAGTAACCATTATGACATTTAATTCTTTTGCTAGATTCCTAAGTTCCTCACTGACGTACTTGTCCTTGATGAATTGATCGTTTGGATTTACCTTCACTGAAACCGGCATAACTAAGTCAAGATAATCGATCATCACGAAATCGACTTTTAACCCTGTCTGTATTTGAACTTCTTTGATGTAGCTGCGAATAGCATTGACATTGCTTTGTGCTGGCAAAGCCTTTACTCGATATTTGCCTGCTTTCTTAGCTGCCATTCTAACTTTTATGTCAGTGTTTTGAATGTCTGTTCTGATGTCGCGAGTTCCCATGTTCGTAAGCATGGCATCAGTTCTCAGAGATGTAAGCTCCTCACTCAATTCAAGAGTGATGTAAACACCGCTCAGTCCAGCTTGCAACCAGTTCAGGGCCAAGTTCATCATGACAAGGCTCTTACCAGAGCCAGATCCGCCAGAAAATATGTTGAGTTCACTGCGACTAAATCCGCCATACAGAATTCTATCTAGCTGTGGCCAACCGGTAGATACCTGACCACCCTGATTAAAATAACGATTCAGTCTAGCTTGAGGATCGTCGAAATAGTCTGTTCCCATATCTCGCTGAAGAGAAATTTGAACGGCGTCTTTGATTAGTTTTTCAACCGGATCAAATTCACCCTTTTCCAGAAGATCAGCAGCCTTCAAGATAGCTCGTTCAAGCTCCTGCCGCTTAGTAAACTGCTCAAATTCGTTCAAAAACCAATCACTGTGCTCATCGCCCATCTCAGAAATTTTGTCAATATCAATCCCAGTGCTGGCTTTGATTTGCATAGGTTCTGGGATTATAGCATATTGTTGAGTATGCTCCACGATGAATTTCGCTGCTTCTCTAATGCGCTTATCAAAGTTTAGAGGATTGATGATGTTAGTAACGCGAGTATAAAGCTCGGCATTGGTAATCAACATTCTTAAAAACAGTGTTTGTAGCTCAATTCCGTATTCTTTTATCAAGTTTTTTCCTCGCAATTTCTACTTTTATCCTACTAGTTGTGGCATTTTCGAGAATGCTTAGCAGCGTAGGTAATCTGCCATATTTGATTATCGCGTCATTAACATCTTTAATACCGTACTGCCATTCGGGAATACTAACAGCAAATCCTAAATCTAAAGCTCGTTCACAAATACTCGACCCAGAAGTGTCTTGATCGGGCACTATGATTATTCGCTTTCTCAAAGCTTGTAAAAACTGTGCTTGCTCATCGTTAATAGTATTATGTAAAACCGCACATCCATTCAAGCTAATTGCGTCAAATACTCCCTCAACCACTAAACAGAACTGATGATTTTTTAGCTGTCTATCATAATTAAACACATATCCAGGCTGTTGTACATTGATATATTTTGGAATTTTATTGTCCAAAAATCTGCTAGTATAACCAACAAGCTTCTCTTCGTAAAAATACGGAACGATGATTCTTTCGCGATTTCTACCCTTTTCATTCGGAGTTATCATGAAAGGATAGTCATCAGTAGTTAGTCCTCTCTTGTGCAGATAATCTAGATAGATTTTGTGTTTTGAATTGATTTTATCTATCAAAACAGCGTCTTTAGGTAAATCGCTGGCAGTGAACTTAATTCTGGGCTTATTAGAGCCCACGAGAGTCAGGCTATCAACAAAATCTCGTTGTTGAAAACTCTCAAAACTCCATCTATTGATGTCGTCATCATCTATTCCACACCACTTTAGAAGTTGTTGTGTTTTTGAATTGATGCGCTTTCCAAGAACAAACGCGCATTTATAATCACAGTTGAAACAGTTATAAACCCAATTGGTAGCACTGGTAAATTTTATTCCACCGCGCTTTCGCTTGTCTGTTTTGTGACCTCGATGCTGACAGCAAACCGCATTAAAGCTGTACCAGCCACTGCCGGTAGCTTTCTTTATGCCAGGAATTACAGTTAGAATATCAAACATCTCTCTATCTTATCATGATGGAGAGAATATTACAAATTTTGTTGTGCCAATTATCGCGCTAGAACGTTACTGACAACACCTGCGTTACTGTAAAACGCCATACGTACAAAAGGATGAAACCCTACAATCGTATAACCAAAAGTATCTGTGGTGTTAGGCTCGTATTCGTGAAACTGAATAGGATACCAGTCGGCTGATCCTATAGTACTGCCTTCGATGGTCACGTTCCCATTATATTCAGTATATCGAGCTTGGATGCTCAAAATTGGGTTATCGGCAGTGTTGATAATACTCGTATAGTAAATGTTCGCAGATTCATTACCATATCCAGTGTCATTTGGGTTTGGAAACGGCTGTCCGGTAGGAATGGTGACGATTTCGCTTGGAACAAAACTTGGTAATACTGAATTAACAATATTTAGATCACCACGAGCACCTGCGTTTTGATCTACGAACACGGGATAGCCGAACTCGTTTACAGGTATTTCCAGAGAATAATGTGCTAACTGTGCAGGAAAATCTTCAATTTCAGCAGGACTCACATGCAGAGCGGCTATGCCAGTCAACGGCAATTGAAGAGTTAACGCTTTGCGTAATAACACTTCAGTGCCGTCATTGTTGATGATTCTGCAAATAATTTCTTTACCGGTAATATCTACGGGCTTTTGTTCTTGATTAATAAATTGGAATTGGATTTGATTGTCCACGCCCTTGTGTAAAGTTAACGTTTTTGCATACTGTGGCATATACTTCCTCGGATTAAATCCTGATAATAGAACGACTATTTGTCGTTGAAAATAATAGTAAACTGAAGTTGAATACATATTGGTGATGTCGCAATGAGATTTTATATTACATAATTATTTATCAAAACTAGTTTTCAAGAGTAAATAAGAATTACACATGATTGCAAAAGATTTTTTCAAAAAGCTGACTGAAAGCCACCCCTTTATAACCGTATTGTCCTACGCGAATCAGGACTATGTGGGCATAATTCAAAATAGAGACGATTTGATAACGACCATTTATGACTATGGTGTTATAGTAGATTCCAGAGCTAAAGAAAAGTTCCTAGAATTGGGCGACGTTTGGTGGTGGGAAAGCAACAGAACAATACCGATTAATCTTTTTCTTAAGGAAGATTGGGCACCATTTAAAACGTGCTTACGGACCTTTACTAACAAAAGCTTAATTATCGTTCACGGTCCAATAGTCAACTTAACCGACCTAAACAAGCGTAAAAGCAAGCGTAAATCAATCACTCTAGTCAAACGCTTATCTTAACTTCTTCTTTTGTCGCTGTCTTGCCAGTTGCAGCGTGACTGGTCCTACCTTGGTATCAAAACAGATACCGTCCAAATGATCTCTTTCATGCTGAAAGACCCTGGCAATTAATCCCGAAAGATGTTCTTCCACGGTGTGCCCCGTTACTACTTGATACTTGACGGTAATCGTGGTCGGTCTTTTGACCTTGAGCCATAGATTCGGGAAGCTCAAGCAACCTTCCAGCTCTTTTTCTTCGCCTTCAGTGCTCATGATTTCAGGATTGATACATGCAAAAAACTTGTCCCGATTTCCCATTACGAAAAGGCGCTTGAAAATACCAACTTGAGGAGCAGCTAGTCCTATACCGTTGGATATTACCATCAACTCGCACATTTCCTTCACTAACTGTGTTGGATTTCCGTCAACTGCAAAATCCCAAGGCTCAGAAACCTGACGTAATAGCTTGTCACTTTCTGACAACAGTTTAAGCATTATTGGTTTCCTCTACAAATAGCTTGGACCAAAGCTTGAGTTTTTCCCGTTTTGCTTGGATACCAATTCTCAGAGCATCTTCGTCTAGAATTCCTCGCTCTTTTAGTATTTCTACCATGCAGAGCATATCGGCTACCTCATTGTTCAGTCTTTCTTGAACTGTTTCGTTCAAGTGGTTATATTCCAGACCAAATCGTAACGCCTTACTGACTAGCTGCTGGACTTCCGCACATTCTTCAGCTAAGATTACCAACGCTTCTTCATTTTTGTTCATTTCGTTCTCCTAATAGATTCATATGTACTACCACCAATTGCGCATAGGCAATACTATGTGATTTCTTAAAACTATATTCCCCGTCCTCTTTGTCCCAAACACTTAAACTGACTTCTCCCCACGGTAAACCAATCAGATGTTTTTTTGCAGGTCTGATTATGGCCAGAAACATTGCCAATCTGGGAATGCTGTCAATTGGCTCTGGCATTTGTCGAATAGAATAGTAATGATTCGATAGATGAATGAGTTGATTTACGAATGTTTTATTTTTTAATTTGGACCAATCCGGCTCTCGCATGAGATTAACGAGATGCTCTTCATTTTTGACCTCGTTATAAACATGAACATTCAGCAAATCTAATTTGAAATAACCTCTATTTTCTGCATCTTTATAATCAATCGCGGCCATCTCGTTGGCTGCGTCATAGGGGACATCGGTAACATGCACACCGGTGGCGTGTTTGCGGATTGATTCCAGCTTTCTCATGGCAGCAGGAATATGGTCAATTACAGACAGCAACTTAGATCGATCTGCCAAATCGATGTCTACGTCACCAACTGAATTCACTGTAGGTTTCATGTTAAGCTTTCAAAATTCTATACGCTTCTTGTACTAATTCAACCTGACGCACTGCGTCTTCTACTGCTTTGTGCGATGTAGTTTTACCACCATCGCTTAGTCTTACTTTGGCAAGATCATAGATAGTTCGACAATCTCTGACGTTCCAAAATGGCCAAGGATTGTTCATGCCAAGCTGAGCAAATGCATTTTCGGCAATAATAATGTCAAAAGTCGAACCGTTACTCCAGACTGCCCTTTTATTCCAGCAGAACTTGCTCAATTGCTGCATACAATCTTCGAATGAGATTCTGTTTTCTTCTCCAAACGCTTCGTGAATTGCCTCAGGTGATTGCTGTCCCCACCATTCGACTGTTTTTTCATTGATATCTCTTTTGTATTTCTCAGATTGATCATCGATTGTGGGCCTAAGTTCTAACTTTTCAGCTACTCCATTTCCTCGAGGATCAAACCGAACCGCGCCAATCGTTAGAATAACACAGTTAGGAGATGTGCTCAAGGTTTCCATGTCTATCATAATATCACTAGCCATTAGATTCTCCTGTAAAATATCGTAAAACAAATATAAGCCATTTCTCTTCGTTTATAACGGTATAGGTGGCTGTTAAATTACCATCGTGGTCATAGTGCATTTTCACACCATAAGCATCTTTCATCCACTCATCAAACTTGATGAATTCAGCCTGTTCTAAAGAATTCAGTTCTTTAAACTTGAACTCATCATCTTGTAAAGAGTTGAATTCTTTGTTTGCCTTTCTTAAAGCTTCCCACCATTGCCAGCGTTTTTTGTGAAAGCTCACATTAGGATCATCATGATCAAAGTCGTCAAAATTCTTAGGAACTTGCATCAATATCCTCCTTGATCAAGAAGACTTTTAACTTCTTTAGCATGCTCAGGATATCTATGAAATTTGATCGCCCAATTTTCTGGATTTATATACGAAAAAATTAACTTATTCTGAGAATCATTCAGTTTTTCCATGAACTCAATTCCAGATCCACACTGATATAGCATCCATGCACTGATTTTGCCTTTGGTAATTTCATGGCATATCTTATTAGAATTTCCCCATCTTAGAACGTCTTTTGGCAAAATTCCATAAGTTTCAGATAGATCAATGGTAGTTTGAATACTTCTGCTTATAGCATCCAAATGATTTTCGTCGCGTAAATATTCTAGAAGAAATTGATCGTACTTGGTATCTTGTGCCCATTGATCAATACTAATCTTGGAATTCAGTAGCCATTGACAATACTGTAACACATTGATGACTTTGACATCGACACAGTACTTGCCAAATTTAACGAAGGCCGTATAATATGGCGAGTTTATGAAGTCCATGTAAGTTCTGGTTTTAGGCGTGCTGTTTCGCTTATAGAAATCTAGCCAACACTGAAAGCCTAGTTGATTGACTCTACTGTCTCGATCTTGCCAGCGAAACTTGTACTCACATATATGCGCTAGAAATGACTTCTCTCGCACAAATTCTCTATCACAAAACTCACAAACGTGCTTAGGTTTGGCCAGAGTCTTTTTTGTACTGTTCGATGTCATGATCAGTAATGAATTGATTGAGTTGTTCGATGTCATCTATTTTCATTCCTGGATAAATTTCTGCTAAAAATCTCTTTCGTTTCTGCTGTTTAACGAATTCTGATGCTATCTCACTATAGTCATCTTCGCTGCCATTTGGATAAACTTTCTTGTAAAAATCTTTGATCTCACTGTTTTTTGCATCATCTTTCAATCTTGACACTGCGTCTCTAATATGTGGTAGCCACTGACGAAATTGTTTGCCTAATCCAGGGCTACTCGCGCATAGCATCAACCACTGTAGTTTTGGATGCTTAGCGATTTCACTAGATAAAAAATGCTTGTTAGCATGATAATCTGCACTTCTTACGTAATATTCCTGTATTCTAGCATTGCCATTTACCATGCTTGCCCATTTCAACATCATGAACGGTACAAACTTTTTTTGCTGTTCAGAACTGAGTCTGTCCCAATATGCATAGTCTTTACGATCTATTGCTTCAAGTGCTTTAAATAGATCGAAATCTTGAGAAGGGAGTTTCATCTCCTCAGCTAATTTAGTCTTCTTTGGGTTCGTCATACACCGCTACTATAGCACCTTCTCCCCATACAGTCTCGGCAATCCTGGTTGCTTCATCATGTGAATAATATAAAACAGGCCTAAGCTGAAACTTAGGATCACCTTCAGTTACCCACATGTACTCCCCGTCTAACCAAGGAACTTTAATACCATACTTGATCATCGTAGCATCTCATACGTCATAATTCTATTGATTTCTTGCCCTAAATCCTGATCGTCAGTGACGATATGTAAACCAGAAGTAGATGATTCTTTATCAAGCGTTGTCTCATTTTTTCTAAATTCAACAGATCGGA